CGCTTCCTCTAAGTCACGTTGCTGCATTTCCTGAAGCGAAGCCAACTCACTATTCTGCTGTTCACGGAGTTCAAGTTCACGTTCAGCCTGCTCTTGGAGTATATCAGTTTTCTCAGAGGCAAATTCGTCCTCAGCTTTAAGTTCGCTTAACCTGTGCTTGTCGTTGAGCTGTGACTTCTGCTTGTTGTACCATTCATCAAGGTCAACCATGCCTGTTGTGTAGGCTAAGCTTCCAGTGTTTACCTCGCCAGAGTGAGGGTTTCGGCTTGCATCTTCAATCATCTTTTTCTTTGTCAGATACTGAATTTCAAGGTCACGCATCTCTTGGCTGTTGGCGTCTTTCAACTCGTCGATTCTGCTTTTAGCTGCGTCAACCAATCCAGTGTAGTAAGCGTTCAACTCTGAGAGTTGGTCGCTGTGGCTCTGCTCCATCAACGAAAGTTCCTTATCATAGTGGCTCTTAACGAACTGTTCCAAGTCGCCAAGCTCACCAGTTGATACACCCCACAACTCGTTGAAGTAGGTTTTAGCTGCTTCCAACTCGGATTGGTATCCTTCGGTGACTGATTCAATTTGGCGGTCAAAGAAGCCGTTAACGTATTCCTCAACTAAACCGAGCCCTGAATCGGCTTCACCGAACAACTCCTTGAAGTGTGCCACGGCGAGTTCAAGCTCAAGGTCGTAGGCTCTTCTGGCTGAATCAACTAAACCGTCGTAGTGCTTGTTTATTTCACTCTGAATAGAAGTGAGGTTTGTCTGTGTCGTACCATACTTGTCAGTGTAATACTTCTTCAATTCCTCAATGCTCGTTTTGAAGGCTGCTTCCTCAGAAGCAACAAGTTCACCGTAACTCATTGATAAATCGTTTATTTTTGATTCGTAATCAGAGATTATGGATTCAAGCGCACCAAATGATGCCCCGAGTGCTCCGTTAGCAGTGATGGTTGCTTCAGTTGCTGAATCAAGAAATCCAAGTGCACCTGCAACTCCTGCGACTGCGACGCCGACGCCAGCTATGATAGCTGGAACCGCGGCTCCCAAGCTTACAACTCCATAAAACGCTGCAACAGCTACGGTTGCGGCGACAACGACTCCTATGAAGATTGAGATTGCTGAAGCAACAGGGCGCAATTCACTGGGAACAACCGCCAGTATAGTGAAGGCTGCTCCGACGGCTGCGGTGACTCCGCCAACGGCTAAAGCCAAATTCTTGTGTGAACGGATAAGCTGGGGAAGAACCGAGAGGGCAACACTGCTTATCAACGGAATCATAGATTCAAATGCACCTACGAACTGGCTGAGTGGACCGAGTGCTTCACCTATGGACGCTTGGAAATTCTTGATTGAAGCACCCCAAGCCTCCTGAGAAGTGAGGTTCTCATCTGTTATGTCACCGAAGTTTTTAGCTCGTACTGTAACCTGTTCTATGGCGTATTTCTGCCAAGCAAGTTTCTTCTCGTTCTCGTCAAGGGCAGAAGTTGCTTTTCCAACCTGCGTTGCATACCACTCGTAGGCTTCTTCAGCTTGGAACACTATGCCCAAGTTGTCAAGAATCATTTTGCTTTGCCTGCCAACTCCAGTAGCTAAACTGTCAACAGCTGAAAGCGTATCAATTCCCATGACTCTGCCAAGTTTCATGGCTGCACCGAACATTTCGTCGAGTTCCTCAGTGGGCAATCCGAGGCTCATTGCTTTGTTTGCAGCGGTTAAAAGGTCAACGTCAGAAACCGTGCCTCTGGTAGCGTTTCTTAATTCTTCGAGGCTAAGTTTAGCTGAGCCACTGCTTGAACTTAAAACATTAAAAGATGACTGTAAACTTTGAAGTTGAGCGCCGAAACGCATTGACTCAGCTATTCCAGATGTGAGGCTGTTCACGAAGTCACGCATCAACACTCCTGAAGCGGTTTGCATCGCTTCTTCCATAGCGTTGAAGCTTTTGCCACTGTCAGAAGCAGCTTTGTCAAGGCTATTAAGGCCTGCTTTCACTGAGCCAACAGTGGAAGTGACTTTATCAACTAAACTGTATATTATGTTAACTGGGAAATCAACCATTAAAGCACCTCAAACATTTTCTCGATTAGAACCCTCACAGTGGACTCCATCTGTTTTTCACCCCATTCAACCGCTGGTCGAACGTGTGGTTGAGCATTCATCTTAACTGTGCCATATTCAACGAAGCCAGCGTAGGGAACCGCTGATTTTATGCTCCATCGGCAAACCGCTTCATGCCCCCTTCTGTAACTACGTTTCAACCTGCCAGTGCGCACAGGAACCATAATTTTAACGATTTCAAGAACTTCCTTACTGTTCTTTGACATTAACTCGTCAGCGGACTTGCGTATGGCAGTTGGCGTATGCTGCATCAAACGATTAACTCTACTGTAACCTTCAATTTGAATAGGCACATCGTTACCTTCTTGAACTGTTAATTTTCTTGTTACGCTCGTTTAAGGCGTGGTAATGGAACAGGTAAGCTTCGGGGTCACGTTCCCTGAACTCCCCAAGTTCCCTCACGTTTAAGCGGAGGCTCTCACAGAGGTCAAGAGTGAATTGTCCAACATCACTTTTTGCGAAAGGAACCTACATCAGTAAGGCTCTTGTGGGTAGCGTTAACCACTGAAGTTATCAGTTTTAACGGAAAATCCATGCCGAAACAGCCGTTCTTGAAGAAAGCCATGTCAAGGCTTGAGTCAAGGCAGATGCCATCAGGGTAAGCGAATAAACGGAAGAAACACTCTTTACTCTCGTCGTACTTGGGGTTTAAAGGGTCTTTGAGGTTCTCAAGCAAATCCTTGAGTCTGCCAAGTTGCTCCTGTTCACTCCAAGTGGGAACACGGCATTTCACGGTGAAACCGCCTAAATCATCGTTGAATGGGACATCAACAGTGTTGGATTTAATTGACCGCATCAACCGCTCCTTAACTGACAGGTTCAAACGTAACTCAACATTGCGTTTCTCGTCGTCAGCGTCAGCTTTAGCTTTTAGCTTACTGAAAACTTCCTTGTTTTTATCTTCGATTGAAACATTCTTTTTTGGCATAACCATCACGGCATTAAATGGGAAACTCAGCTAAATAACTCTTATCATAAGAGTTTCATAACAAAAATTGGGTTTAGAGAGTAGTCAAAGTTTTACCTTTGCCTGTTACCCTCTGGATTACTCCGCCATCCATACCTGCACTGTTGTCGAAGCTCGTGACGAACGCATCCGCAAGTTGTTTACCTGCTGTACCAGCTCCTGTGTGATCAAAGATAATTGTGACGTGGGTTCCATCCAGAATCAAGGTTGTGTAGTCCTCGTTAACGTATAGCCTCTCACAGCTCCACTCATAAGTGAGGTTTCCTGGTTTGCTGAGGGCGGGCTCGTTACTATCCATAGTGTGCTCTTCAATGCTTGAAGCAGTTGCTTTAAAACTGATGTTCTTAGCATAAGCGATTTCAGTTCCGTCCTTGAATAAACGTGCATCTCTACCAACAAATGTACTCATACATATTTCACCTCAATACTCCATAACTAAACTGGTAACTTACTCATGGCGGAAGCTTTCCCTGTAACACGCTCTATAACTCCACCGTCCATGCCAGCGCTTTCATCAATGCTTGTAACGTAGGCACCAGTCAACTTGGTTCCAGCAGTGCTCAACCCACCTGGACCGAAGATTATCTCTAAGTTGTCGGTGCCAGCGAGTATAGCTGCCGTGTATGTTTCATCAGTGAACAGGCGCTCACAACTCCATTCATAAGTTAAGTTGCCTGGCTCACATATTGCAGGTTCAGCATCATCCATTGTGTGCTCCTCAATCACTGAAGCAGTTGCTTTAACGCTGATTGCTTTAGCGTAGGCGATTGCTGTGCCACCTTTGAAAAGTCTTGCGTCACGACCAACAAAAACACTCATTTCGAAGTCACCTTACATTTAACTTTTTTCATGTGAATTCACATATACACAGAACATCATCCACATTTTAAACTTTTATTGCATACTTAACCAAAAAGGAAAAGTGTTGTTTATGGTTGATAAAACGATTTCAACACGAGGTTAACAACTCCACCGTAGAAGCTGCGGTTCAACAAGTTCACTTGACCAAGCCTGTGGCTTGTGGGGTAAACGTCAGCGACTAAACCGCCAAGTGAACGGTCACTTAACACTTTATCAATTAATGCGCCTACGCTTTCACTGCATTCACTAAACCAGTTTTGAGGTGAAACAGTGGCTTTCAAAAGCAACAGTGAAACTCGAATGTCAACCCAAAAGCCCTTATCCATCGCCGCTGGTTCAATCGGGCTATCATCACTATCAATCAACACCACGTCTGTATCTTCAGTTTCACTCCATTCCTCGCCAACCAAGTGAACATCAAAGCTGCGTTGTGAACTGTCAAAAGCAACTGTGCCTTCGCCCTCATCAAGCTTCCACCAACCAACCAACCCAGAAGATAAAACTTCACCGTTAAAAACAGCTGTAACTTCAACATCACTTAACACTCTATCATAAACTCTGATGTCCTTCAAGTACCCTTGGAAGGCGGAAACAACTTTTTGAGTTGCCACATTCCAATCTTCAAAATCAACTGGTACAGCATTAACATTAACTGGTGAACCGTTAATGTAGTCTTTACTTACGCCGTCACCGCTAAATGTGAAGGCACAGTGAATCCAAGTGTCAACTGAAACAGCGAATTCACCAACCACTGAACCAACCGCCGTATCAGTTTTAGTGTAGTATCTTGTAAACTTCAATTTTCCGTTATCGTCGCCTACATCACGTCCGAACACCCAATTACTATCAGAGTCTAATCGGTTAAGAACAGAAAGAGCTAAACCATCAACCACATCGATTTTAAGCCAAAACGATAAGGTTTGCTCTTGCAAATCAAAAACGGTTGAAGCAGGAATCTCCAAGTTTTTTGAATCTAAATTGTTAAAGTGAGGCACAACACCTTTCTCAGCGTCAACAGCCCAAACATCACTTGGAACAACACCGTCATTCTCACTGCTTTTCAACTGTGTCCGCAAAGACTTAATCACGTCAGAATAGAAACTGTTGAAGCCACTCATCACCCAACACCCCTCACTTACTCACTCGCTAACTCCAACCCTGAAGCATACTTTTTTACCTGCACCAGCCAACTTTTTAGCTTGGTCAAGCAGAAACCGTATGTTAGCTGGCATACTGTTGTTACTGTTAATTTGGTAGTCGCCCAACTGAAAAGTGTAGCCACTTGAAGTAAGTCCTGTCTGCTTCGCCCAACAGTAAACAGCCGCTAAATTACGGATTATAACGTATTCAGTGGCACTACATGAAGCTGAATCAACCGTTAAACCAAATTCAGTGTAAGCCGTGGCAACAGCGTCAGCGATGAACTGGGTTATTTCAGCGTCACTTGGAGCTTCAGACCCCATTCTTAAAACAGCTTTCACAGCGGCAGCGTTCACAGCAACCATAAACATCAACAGTGAATTAAACATTAACTGACGATAAAAGGGTTATGCAAAAACCTGTTTAAACCTAATTCAACACTTGAATAATGGTGGATATTCTTCTGTTGGAAAATCAGAATCAACGCAACGCCTAACTGTTTTACCACATTTACTGCACCGAACTACATCTATCTGACTATGATTAATTTCAACATAACCCCAATTATGATTATGTCTCCGACAACATACATTAAAGTCAGCGACCACGGTGATTACTACCAGAATAACTGTTAAAATTAGTATTCCAAACATTTTTTTAATCTCCACCATGCTGTTTCATATGTTCTACACGTTGCTCAAGAATTTCTAAACCCTCAATACCTATCCAATATGTCTTGATGTTTTGCCTGTTGGTTCTTCCATTTCTCCACCGCAACGGTCTAAATGTTGACACTTATCACATGGAACGTCACAA